AAAATCCCACTGTGGCATCATCAAAGCCTGTCCTCTGGCGGTCATTTCTGTCGTATCCGGTCATGTTCTTAGCTGTATAATCTTTACCGTTGTCTATGTAGATGTATTCCGGTACACTCTCCGCATCGTGATAGATCATCTTCAACAGTGATTCCTTCAGGACATCACTGTTGGCGTCCTTACACATCACATCTCCAATGATCATCCTGCTCCGGATATCCACCCATGCTGCCAGATGCGGCTTGATCGCTGTGACCTTACCGTTTGGATTCTCATAGGCAACCCAGCAGTCGAAGGTATGCTCGTCGCCCATGACCACCTGCATCACCTTGAGATCGTGTGTATTACGCTCGCCCTTGACCATGACTTTATTCTTATATTCACGTTCGCCCCGACTTGCCAGATACCATGCATTCCGCATTCCTTCGTCTGACATGATATGGGCAATATACCGTGCAACCGACTGATACGATGGAATCCTTTCCCATCCGTTAACCGAAGCCACCGCCTGAAGCTTTGTATAAAGCATTTCCCTTGTCCCCTGGTTTCTGGCAAAATCCTTATTAAACCAGATATTAAGGATCACCTGCTTTACCTCTGCTGAGAAGCTTGGAAATGTGCCGGCTTCCTTCGGTTTCCGGCACAGGCACAAGACTTTGTAAAATTCATAATTGCCGCCATCTTCCTTGTGGAACTTATCCGCCCATGCTGAGGCTTCCAGATAACTCTTTGCGTACCGGTATAGCGTCCGCTTTCCTTTTCCAAGCCGCTCCTGTGCGAAGTGTTCGGCAAATTCTGTCCGCCCTGCGCTGTCGTAATCAAGGAACTCCCGGATAATGTTTCCCAGTTCCATTGCCTTGTACCACTCGGTTTTGTGTTGCTCCATGAAGTAGTCCACATCTTCATTCACATACCACGGCATCTCGCTCTCCCCACTCACCGCAACCTCTTCCATGCCGGAAACAGCCGGAACTTCCGCAAGCTTCTGACGCTCCTTATATGCAGTCACAGCCTTCTTGGATAGAGATGAGAGCGCGATCATGGATAAATCTTTTCCACCGCATTCAGTTTTTTCTTTTTTTAGCTGATATTTTTCAGGATTCCGTTGAACTCTCTTTTTAATAATTTCATAATCCGTTGCTTCTAAGTCTGCAGCCTCCATGAGACTTATATAAATCTCAGCCATCCCCTCACTCCTTTCATGCTGCGACATCAATGTCTAAAATCTCTCTGATGCGTTCGGCATATTTTTCCCCGGAACGCTCTCCATGAATGATCTTATTTAAGTACTGCGGCGATATACCCAACATCTCTGCTAAATCGCACGCTGTCATGCGCTTATCAATCAGACGCTTCTTAATCTGTTTCCCCAGCTTGGAGTACTTTGGTCGTTTTCTTTTTATGCTCGTATTCATCACCGCCTTGTGTTATTCTTGTTTTATAAATGCATAGGAGGTTATATATCATGATTAAACAAAGCCAAATGAAAGCTATTTTAGCCAAAATCCAAGATGATACTTCTGAAAACTTTTCCACTGAGCTTCAAATACTTCAGGATAATCTTTCCATTCATATTTTTAATGATCCTGATGTTAATAAGAATCTTCCAGAAAATTTCGAAGGAATCATCCGAACAGCAGCCAGCGATATAATGGAAGCTTGCTATTCAACCTGTATAAATCATGACCAAGCTGTAATTAATGCGGTTCTGGCTCACGTCCGTAAATCTCTTTAAATTTTTCAACCCATTTACGGTGATAAACGAAATCTGTATATAATCCATACTCTTTTCGGAATATTTCTTCCTCTGTCAGTCCCTGCTTCTCAGCCTCTGACAGAGGTCTATACGGATGACGCTCCATATTATTTCCAAATTCAAACTTCATAAAACCATCCTTTCTCATTCATGTTTTTGTTACATTTTGAATATGTCAGAGTAAATATTTTTTAACGTTCCATTTCAATGATTTTCATAAAAAATTTTCTTAGTGCGAGCCTTCACTCCCATAATCTGCTGTTTTTTCAATGCCATCTTACTCACCACCTCAAGAAATTCCTGTGTATTTTTCACCACCAGATGATCCTCTGGATCAAGTCCGTGGCTCTTCATGAATTTCTTCTGAGCAAGCGTCGGGTGTTTTCCGTTTTTCATGCTTTTTATCCTCTCTGCATTAAGCTTTCTAGTTTTCCTTCGCATATATGTGATATAATCTCTTTAATAAATCAGAAAGAAGGTGTACTTATGCCCCACGTTTTTAAATCAGAAAAAGAGTTTTTTTCTCGCTGTTCCTGTGCCTACAATTTAAAAAGTTATGCTGAAACTCTCTGCCCTCCAAATGCCATTATTGACTTTGTTTTCGCTTATCCTGAAGGAAATACATATATTGCTCAATATGATGTACTTACCAGGAGTGGCATCCGCTCTAAATGCTTAAAGGTTTCGTGTACTGAACTTCCTGATCACACATATCAATATAAAGTTATCCAAAATAATTAAATTTCAGAAAGAAAACGCTATCCATCACCTTACTCATTTCCAGTTCTGCAAGTAATCTTGGTTCATGAATCGGATCAGTGATAATTAAATGGATATGACCATCAGCATCTGTTCTCAGATGAGCGGATGCTGAATCTTCGAGTAACCGCTCAACCACGCATGATAATCCTTTTCTATTTTCATCTGACATCTGTTTTTCTTCTGCGCTTACAATCTTCGAAATTTTCAGCAATGTTTCAAACTGATCTTCTATCTCCCTTTTTTCACTTTCTGATATTCCAGGCTGATCCATTCGCTTCATTTCTTTATTCATAAGTTCATCTAGCAGTGTCAGCTCTTTTCCATTTATTCGTAATAATTGTTCATTATTCAGCTTTTCACTTTCTGTCATCTTTTTAGAACTTCTCCTTTCTTAGTCCCTAAATATGTTTCATCACATCCATGATAATTGCATATCCAGAATCTCCTATGATATTTACAACTCGTTCTCCACCAGCTTTAAAAACTATGGTCACTTTATTTTTAGCCTCATTGAGTTTCAGATCCTGAATATTACTTCCTGCCCTTGTTGCCATTAATAAAAGTTTCAATCTAACGACAATTTCTTCCTTATTCTCCATGCATTCTCCCTTCTACTTCCAAAAAAAAGGTATAAACATAATGGAAGTTTGTGGTACGTTGTGTTAAAATGCAGGTGGGAATGAAATTGGACGTTTTTATCTCAATTCAGGATAAAATCATCCTGATTTTGTATAAAAAGTCCTGATTTAGTACATTTCATTTCCTACCAAAACGGCTCCAGGACATATACAGAATGTAAAAAGCTGCCAGGCTTGTTCTGTAATATCCATATGGAACCAACTTACTAATTCATCATCATTTGATGATGCGATCCGATCGAGCGCCAACTCGATGTTCGGATCACTTTCCATGGCAGAGCGCCAACTCTGCTGTGGAATAAAAAACGCTTACTTTCATTTCCCCTGAAATGGGGGACTTACTCATTGACCGAACGACCGTTCGTGTTGCCATGATTTAGGCGATGTGCTATTTTTTTGAGTGATTTATTTTTATATCCTTGCAAGGATTATTATATCTTCCTATTTGCAGAATGTCAACATTTATTTCTTCTTTTAGGAAATTAATATTCCAATTTGCAGAAAGCGAGGTATTCATGGAATTAGATATGCTAACAGTAGGAGAACGTATAAAGAAAAGACGTAATGAGCTGGGGCTCTCCCAGACAGATATATATAAAGAATGTGAGATAACATCCGGTGCATTGAGTAAAATAGAAAATGGAAAGACAGTCCCATCTGTCTTTGTATTTTATAAATTATCTGCAATTTTAAAATGCGATATGAATTGGTTACTGACAGGTATTTCTTCCAATGTGCAGAACTCAACATTCTGCCGATCAGAAGAAAATCTGCTAAATAGCTTCAGACAACTATCTGAAGATGATCAGCAGGAAATATATGAAATTATACAGCTTAAAATTTTACGAGCCAAACATAAAACCCCCATAAAATTATCCCCTTCAGAACTAAATGACTTGCAAAGTATAATAGCTTAATTTTTTATAATTTTTGATTTATTTTTATATCAAAATATGTCTGATTGCTTTTTCATAAATTATTTTCCTAAAATTGGCTCTAAGCCTTGAAAATAGGGCAATCAGACATTCAATAATCAAATGTCCGAAATGTCTGATTGCTTTTTTCATAAGATCTGGTATATTTTCCTCAAATACTTTAACGCTTATATTTCTTATAACGCCCATTTTATACGGCTTGTAACGTTTTTCACGTAAAAAAATAACGCTATAACGCAACGTTATAACGCAATTTTTACCAATCAGACAATACTTGTACTATTCTATCATT